ACGCGGCCGAGTAGAAACTGCTTGAGCGCGCCGAGCGTCCACCCCTCCTTGGCGTGGTATTGCAGCCAGGGCGTCACCATCGCGTGAAAGGCGCGGTTCTGGCGGTCGCTCCGCTTGGCGCGGACCTCGTAGAACTGGCCGACGATGACCTCGCCGGCCGTCGCGCGCAGACGGCGCAGGTAAGCGTGCGCTTGCCCCGGGTGCGCGAAGGTCACGCGGCCCTCGGTGTCGACCGTGAGATCCCACTCGGGAATGTCGCTGGTCACGCGACGCCCTCCACCGCGCGCCAGCCCTTGAGCGCCTGTACCTCGTTGTCGACGTCAGCCAAGAACCGCCGGACCTCGGCCTCGTAGCCGGCCAGGTCGACGTCGTCGCGGAGCACGCGGGCAATGTGAAGCCGGTACTCTTCCGGCCAGCGCGGATCAAAACTGACGAAGTCACACCACGCCGCGCCGGTGATCCACAGGTTGTGCCGAATCTGCGGCAGGTACTTCGCCGGCACGCCTTTCGCTCGCAGGTTGGTGAGATGGTTGGCGCTCCGTGGACACTTGATCTCGATCAGCCCCTCGAAGTCGCCGACGTGCCCGTCGAGCGAACAGCCGGCCATCAGGTCGAGATGGGACAGGAACCCCGTGCGGTCGACCAGCCGACCCGTCAGCGCCTCGTAGAGCGCGAAGGCTTGCGGCTCCAGGTCGATGCCGCGTTGCATGTCGTCGTTCACGTAGGGCGCTTCGGCCGAACAGCCGGTCAGCCGCTCGGTGACGAGCTCCATGCGGTAATCGCGGCGCTTGGCCGCTTCCCCGCTTTTGATGCTGGCGAGTACGTCCTCGGCCCGCGAGCCGGTGACACGGCCCAGGCGTGCGGCGAACCAGTCCTCGGAGCGTTGTGGCGCGTCGAGAATGGCGAAGCGCCTCACGCCGGCACCTGTTCGACATTCGCCGCCCGGGCCTTGAGTGTGTCGAGCGCCAGCGGGGCCGTCGCGTTGAGGTAGGCGCGATACTCGGCCTTCGCCTTCGTCCATGTCTCCTTGAGCGCCACCGTGCTGGTGTCGGCCGCCAGGTCGAGCACGTCGCGCCAATCGTCGTACCCCTCGGGCTTGACGCGCTCGGGCGGCGCCGTGGTCGCGGTTGCCGCGCGGCCGTTGCCGACCGCCGCGTTGCCGTCGTCATCCTCCGGGGCGACGCCGACGATCGCCGCCAGCCCGTAGCGACGCGCGTAGGTCAGCGCCGAGCCGAGCGCCTGCATGTCCTGTTTCGCCATCAGCAGCGGCGTCACGCCCTCGACGGACTCCCCGGAGGCGTGCAGGAGCCGCGTCACCAACACGGGGTAGCGGTCTTCGCCGTACAGCTGCGTGAACTGCACGACACTGAGCCCGTTGTCGCTCAGCGGCTTCCGGCAGGCGTCCCAGACCGACGCCAGGTCCGCATACTTCGACTTGAAATGCGGGTTGGTCGTGTCCTTCGACGCGCCTTTGATCGCCGCCTGCGCCTTCGCCAGCGCGGCGGCGAGCGTACCAATCGTCTCGGCGGCCATTACGTCGTCTCCTGTCTGTCTGGGATGGCGAGCCGCCGACGGAGCGACGCGGTGGCGGCCTGCATGGCGGCCAGCGCCGTCAACTCGCGGTCGGTGTAGGCTGTCTGGGCGAAGCCGGCGACGTCGGCCGGGCCGTGCGTGGCGTGTGTCCACAGGCGCCGGCCGTCGCGTTCAATCGACGTCAGCCAGCGCGCGGTCGACGGCTGGTTGTACCAGACGGCATCGCCGTCGTAGATCACGCGGTAGCGCCGATCGCACCAGCGCCAATCCGTGACGAGATCGTGGCGCTGCACCGGCGGCGCCGGTGGGCTCGAAGGAGGCGGCGGGCAGGCGCGGCACACGCCGGGCTCGCTCTGGTGGGGACACGCCATCACGCACCCCCCCGCTCAGCCGCGACCGCGAGCCGCTTCTCGGCGTGCATCTGCAGCCACTCGCTGACCTTCTCGGGCGAGCCGTGGCACGGTGCCGGGATGTCGTTATAGACATACCGGCAGATATCGGCCAGATTGACGAGCGACGAATGGTCCGCGCGGCCGACGGCTTCCATGAGGTCGTTTTCGAGCACGGCCCGAAGGAAACCCCCAGTCGGCCGGCCACTGTCGGCGTAAGAACGGAGACTGACGACGGCGGCGGCCAGCGTCATCACACACCCACCAGCGCCCGGTCGACGGCGTCAAGCAGCACCTGGGCGGCCGTCGCCTGCCCTAACTCGTCGGGCAGCAGACACCGCCCCGGGCGCACGGTCAACTGGTCGATGCCGCTGTCAATCGCGTGCAGCACGTCACGATGGCACCGGCTCGGCCGGTCGTTCCAGTCCGCCGCGTTGACGATGAACAGCGTTTCGAGCGCCGCGTCGGCCTCGGCCAGCGTCGCCGCGCACGCCATCGCCGCGCCGAGGATGCACCAGCTCACCGCCTCCGGCGCCCGTGGGTCGCACTGTGCCCCGGTCGATCTGCGGGCCAGCGCGCCCTGCGTCCACGTCGCATCGGTTGCTAGCCGCTGTCGCATCCCTTCAAGAACAGGTAGAATCTCGGGCATTGGGTGCCGCCTCCCTGCGGCATCTCAAGGCGCCGTACCAGCGGCGCCTTTCGTTTTCTATTGCGGACGCGACCCGTCCGGCTGCCGCCACAACGAGTCGACGAACACCCGAATGCTGCCGCCCGCGGTGCGGACGTACTCGACCTTCCCCGCCGCGATCCAGTTGTAGAGCGTGCGCCGGCTGATCCCGACGAGTTCGCACGCTTTCATAATGCTGACCGTGGCGCGCTCCATATCAGAACCGCAGCAACGCCAGCACGAACACGGCCAGCAGCACCCCCGCACCGACGGGCCACGGCGTACGGTCGACGTGGTCCTCAACCCAGCGCGTCCAGGCGGTGTACTCGCGGTCGTCGTTCACCATGTATCGACCTCCGACTCGTCCGGCTCGGCCAGACACGCCAGCAGCGCCAGCGGCCAGAAGATGCCGCACAGTAGTGATAACCAGCCCGCCCGCGTCCGTCGCAAGACGTGCAGGAACATCCCGCCAGCGCCGACGCTGTAGAGCGCCAGCCAATCCGCGCCGGTCATTCGCAGCCCCGATTCAGTGCCGCCTCAACGTCGGCGCGCTTCACGAGCACGCTCCGCTGCGAGCGGTAGTACTTGCGCACGCCGTGCCGCGCGATCCACTTGTGCGCGCTGACGACGGCCGACGGGCTGTCGTAGCCCAGATAGGCGGCGAGCGCCCGCGTGTTCAGGTACTCGGGCAGCGCCGGCGGCAGGTCGAGGATCTCGCTCATGCCGTCCTGCGCACTGTGATCGTCGTGACGACATCGAACCGCGTCGGATCCTGCTCGGCCTGCGCGACCAGCATCGGCCCGCGCAGCACCTCACTCGCATAGAACCGCTCGGTCTGCGGGCGCTTACCGCAGGCCAGCATCATCGCCAGGTACTGCGGCGACGTGCCCGCGGCGGCGGCCGCCTCCTTGTCGCTCAGCCCGGCAATATCGATCGCGCGCCGCATGGCCCGCGCGACGGGCGCCCACGCGCCCGCCGGGTGAAGTTTGTTCACCACGGGTCGACTCGCCTTCGCGTGCCGACGTGGGAGGTGAACTCTTACATCTCGCGCGACGACGACGGCAGGTTGTACATGGGGGGTCATGGACACACACCTATCGCTGACTGATGAACGCGGCGCAGACCGCCGCGCAGTCGAGCACGCAGCCGCCACGCAACCGGCACGGCAGTTGGTCGACTTGGTCGCCGTCGCCGAGCAGTCGGCCCGCGACCGGGCGCGCGCTGACGCGGTGTTCTTCGCGGCGCTGCGGCAACTCGCGGACGAGATCGGCCGGCGTTGACATCACGCCGCCTCGTGATCCGGCGCCGCGTCGAGTAGTTCGTCGATCGGCTTGCCGAAGTAACCCGCGAGCGCGTTGGCTTGCGGCGCCGACGGAACCAGCAACCCACGTTCGATCATCGAGAGCGTCGAGAAGTGGATGCCGGTCTGCTTGCCGAGTGCTTCGAGGGTGATCTCTCGATGGCGTCGAATCTGGCGCAGAAGCGTTTTTCGCTGCATCACGCCGGAGAGTCTACGCCCGGTCGTTCGACGCTGTCAAGTCATTTTCGATGCTTTTATGCGTTATTCGCCAACGCCAATAGAATCAGCGCTTTACGGCTGTGAGCCTCCTTTGTTACAAGGAGACGTGGAACGGCTGGCCTGGACGGTGGGCGATGTCGTGCGGAAGCTGCGGAAGCGCCGGAAGCTCGACCTGGAAACGTTCGCCCACAAGGCCGGGCTCAACAAGGCGACCGCCGGCCGACTCGAACGCGGCAG